TTTTCAGGATATCCTGAATAGCTTCGTCTCGGGTCATGCCCTTATCAGACATTTTTTTGTCTACCTGTTCTTCGAATGTCAGATTAGGGTGTGATTTATCCAGCCACTTTCTTTCGTCTTGGTTCAACATCAGGTCACGGGCATTGGTTCTGAACTGATTTCTCAAGGCGTGTGCCTGCCTTGCCTGATCCTCAATGGACTGATTTCGGTCAATCATATCTGGTATCTTTTTATCATGAAGAACATACCACTGTCTAGTTACCTTATCGCTAAGACTGCCGTTCAAATGCTTGATATCATCATAATCGCTGTTTATGACCTTTTCATTGAACTGGTGGCGAAGCTGTTTGTATTCGTCACTATTATTATACAGCATTTTCTTGAAATCGTCAATACTTGGAACAGCAGATTTATCCAAAGTGCTTGCGATAAGCTTGTATTCCTTTTTGATAGCAGCCACACCAGACCTTGCGGCAATGCTGCGATTGAAGCCGGTTACATAAGTACGTTCGTATTCTGTATACGAATCAGCCGCCTTGCAAAAGTCCTCATAGATGTATTTCTGGCGATTAAGGCGAATACTGGCTGTTGCAAATGCTTCCTCGTCCCCGGCAGCGTCGGCGACAATGCAGCGGTCTTTCTGCTTTCGCATGGCACGCTCCATCTTCCGCATCTGCTGTGACGCCTCATAAGCGGTGTATTTCCGCCCCTCATAGGTGAACGGCGACTGGTCTATGTTCTGGAGTTCCTCCTCGGTGTAGGTCGGCTCGGATACCCCGAGGATTATCGGGAATACATCATGGCGGCAGTTCGGCTCGCTGATGAGCGGCTTGATTATCCTCTCATACTGCTCCTGCGTGTACTGCCGCTCTTGGTACACCGCATGGGACGGTCGGGAACCGGAGTGCGCCGACATCTCCCAGCCGTCTGCGCCCAGCTCCTCGCCGTTCTGTTCGGAGATACGGTGCGTGACGTGCGCCACGCTGGTAAGGAGCGCCCGGCGCGCCGCGACCTCGATACGGTCGGAGCGACCGCTTTCGTAGTCAATGGTACGCACGCCGCTTGCCGCAAGCTTGTTGCAAGCCTGACGTATCGCAGTCATGTAGTCCGTCACACCAGTCGCGACCTTCATGTGCGCGGAATCCATCTCCCGGCGGTACATATCAGTCATAGACAGATAATACACGCGACCGAGGAAGTCGTGGTCGGCGAAGCCCATCGTGTTTGTGAGATTCTCGCATTTTCCAGCGGTCTCCGCTATCTGCGCGGATATCAATTTCTGGAGCTGCTGGTTATCTTCAAGCGGAATCGCCGCGCCCTTGTCGGCTCCGAGCATTTTGCGGTCGAACTCATCGGACTGCGCCGCAGCCTCACGGATAAGCCGGTTGATCTCCGCCGCGGAACTGCCGTTTATCTCGGCGATTTTCGCGGCGATCTCGTCCGTGGAAAGCCCCAGACTTTTCGCGCGGTAGAGCTGGTATTCCGCCGTGTCGGTTATCTGCGCGCCCTTTGCAATGCGCCGGGCTATGTCCCGCAGGATAAACTCGGAGAGCTGTTCGTAAAGATCTGTCAGCTCCTGCGGAAGATTCTGAAGCTGTTCCGGAGTGAGCACCTCCGAACAGTTCGGTCATGGGCGATATCATTTCCAGCGCCCGTTCAACTGGGACGCCGTAATACCAAGAAACAAAGAGCTCCGGTTTGAGCAGTCCCGCCTGAACCATCTGGAAGCGGCGGTTGAACTCTGTTCCGGTGTCCTCAAATACGGAATCGCCGAACTCTATCGCGCACTCGCCGTCCTCGCACTCTACGCCATAGAATCGCGCAAGCGTGACGATGATCTGACTGAGCGCCTGCAGCACCGGTCGCAGCTGCCGCTGAATCTGGCAGACCGTATTGTATGTAGTTCTGTCCTCGGAAAGCACCTGCGTTGCCGTAACAAGACCTTTCTGCGTATCGAACGAGAACGTCCCGGAGCTTACGCCTATCTGCGTTTCGTAGAACCGCAGTTCCTTGTTTATCTTGGCGCTGTGCTCCGTTTCGCGAATCTGCGGAGCGTAAGCCATTATCTGCTGCTCCATCGTGGAAGTACCGTCGCCGCTTATCCCTACAAAGTAATCGTCGGGAATACCGCTGTTTTCCTTTAAAACGGTGCGGTCGGCGAACACCTTTGCGGACATCTTCTTAAATTCTGCGCAATACTCGGAATGCGCCTCGTCTATCTCGTGCAGCGTGCCGAGGGAGTTAGCGAAAATGCTTATCGGCAGTTCGCTGTCGAGGTCGATGTTGTTCGCGTAGGGCGTGCGGAATGTCGCTATCATCGGGATAGTCGAGGGAATCTGCCCCTCCGGAAGAAGCATAGCCCACTTCGGCACGGTCGCAAGTTCCACGTCGTGCTTTGTGCCGTAGATGTACGCCGTGTTCCGGACGGTATGCACGCCGTTCCGGAATATGTGATGTTCCCGGCGCTCGTAGATTTTTCCGTGGTACCGGATACGCTCGAAAAATACGCCCTCGGTGATGTGCCCATTCTCGTCCAGAGCCATCGGCAGGAAATCCCGGCTCGTTCCGGAATCGAAGAACATCTCGCCTGACTGCACGAAATACGGCTTTATCACCGTGTAGCCGCCTACAATGGTCTGCTGCACTATCCTGTCGAGGTTCGGCAGGAGATTCTTCTGGACGTGCCTGTTCAGCTTCTCGTCCGCGACTTCGAACTTGATTTCCCCGGTGACGAGCTGCGCCAGATACGCGGTAGAAGTATAAGCCACCGGC